CAGTTCAAAGGCGAGATGCTAGAATTCAAGGACGAGATGTCGCAATTTCAAGGCGAGGTTCGCGAGAATTTCCAAGACTTGCAGCTGCAACTCGACTACATCGCGGGAAAGCTGGGCGAGCATGATCGGGACTTGCATGTTCTCAAATGTGAACTAGTTTGAGAGGGGCGAGAGCCCTTTTTTTTATGAAATTGTATTGAACACTGTAATATCGGCCTCCATTGACATTCCCCCCTGTAGACCCATCGCGATGATTGCATCGCTGATTCCGACCGCCACGCCGGCCGTATACGAGTCGGCAAGTTGCAAGCTTCCGGAAACTTGTCCGAATTCTCCCCTGCCTGAATAATCCATTGCGGAATTTCATAATAATAGAATATAAGCCTGCAATTATTAAGCTCGATGAAGGAGAACGAAGATGGATAATAAAAACATGAACATCGGTGGGAAAGGCGACGCGAAGGAGCACGGCACTTCCGTAAGGGGCTCCGGGGATGCGCTCGATATGCGCATGGCGGACGGAGAGGATGCTTCCACGCTGACGACCCGTCAAGGGCACCCCGTTCGAAATAACCAGAATATCCGGACGGTAGGGAACCGGGGACCGGCTACGCTGGAAAATTACCAATTCATCGAAAAAATTACGCACTTTGATCGCGAGCGCATTCCAGAGCGGGTCGTGCATGCTCGCGGCGCAGGAGCACATGGATATTTTGAAGCTTACGGAAAAGTCGGAGAGGAGCCTATCTCCAAATATACGCGTGCGAAACTGTTTCAAGAGGCAGGTAAAAAAACGCCTGTGTTTGTACGCTTCTCTACGGTCATTCATGGCGGACATTCCCCGGAGACGCTTCGCGATCCGAGAGGCTTCGCCGTCAAATTTTATACGGAGGACGGGAACTGGGATCTCGTCGGCAACAATCTGAAAATCTTTTTTATTCGCGATGCGATCAAATTCCCGGATATGATTCACGCCTTCAAGCCGGATCCGGTGACGAACATTCAAGACGGTGAACGCTTCTTCGATTTCTGCTGCAATTCGCCGGAGACGCTTCACATGGTCACGTTCGTATACTCCCCGTGGGGAATTCCGGCCAACTATCGTCAAATGCAAGGGTCCGGCGTAAATACTTACAAATGGATTAACAAAGACGGAGACGCCGTTCTCATCAAATATCATTGGGAACCGAAGCAGGGAATCAAAAACTTGACACAGGCGGAAGCCGAGGCGATTCAGGCCAAAAACTTCAACCACGCCACACAGGATCTCTATGAGGCGATTGAACGCGGTGACTATCCGGAGTGGGAGCTGTTCGTGCAAATATTGAGCGACGATGATCATCCCGAACTGGATTTCGACCCGTTGGATGATACGAAAATATGGCCGAAGGAAGACATTCCGTGGCTGCCGGTCGGGCGGATGGTGTTGAATAAAAACCCGCAGAACTATTTTGCCGAGGTGGAGCAGGCCGCCTTCGGAACCGGAGTGCTCGTCGACGGGATGGATTTCTCGGATGACAAAATGCTGCAGGGACGGACACTTTCTTATTCCGATACGCAGCGTTACCGCATTGGCGCGAACTACTTGCAGCTTCCGATCAATGCGCCGAAGAAGCGGGTGGCTACCAATCAGCGCGACGGCCAAATGGCCTATTATGTGGATGTCGTGTGGCGTCGCAGCGAAAATTAGAAAAAATCTCACGTTTGATTAGAAAAAGCGGTTTAGGGAAGCCGTTAGAACAGCAGGTCGGTAGGGTGATCGCTCACTCCACCGACCTGCTTCGCGTTTACCGCCCTGCGGTCACTTGCTTGACCGTCATCATGCCCTGATCGTCAACGCTCCTAACCTCGAATGTGCCAGTCAGTCCGGGTATCTCGATCTCCTCGCCGATCAGCTCTTCCGGGTTGACTTTCGCCTGGGCGATACCGGTAATCGCTTGTGCTGTGTTCGTACTGCCGGAATGGAAACCAACTGCTGCGGCCGCTAGTAGAACGCCCGCGATCGCTCCCTCCGGCGTCGCGCCGATGAATACCAGTCCCAGCACCACCCCAAGAACAAGAGCTGTTAGAGGGAGGAAGCGGCGCGGTACGCCCGCCTGTCCGATGATCCAAAGCACGAAGATCATTGCCGGGATCAGTGTCGTGTCATAAATGCCGATGTCGATGTTCATCTTTCATTCCTCATTTCTGTGAGATTTTTTGTTCCAGGTAGCTGACTGCGCGGTTCACCACGACGGCCGCATCCTCGCGAGTGATCGGCCGCCCAAAGCCGAACAAGTCGTCGGCCACGCCGTTCATGATGCCTCTGGCTGCCAACTCCTCGGTCGCCTTTTTGGCATAATGCCCGTCGGGAACGTCCTTGAATTTCCCTCCGTACTCCTTGGCTGGCGTCGGCGTTACGGCGACTGTCTTCAACTTCAGTCCATAAACCTCGACCGGCCCTTCCGCGATCGCTTTTGCGCATGCCCGGCGATAGCTATCACTCTTCAGGAGCTCGGCCTCGGCCTTATTGGTCATGAATCCACATTCGACCAGGATGGCCGTCATATTGGTTTCGCGTACCATGTGCAGGTTGTCCGCCTTCACGCCGCGATTTCTCCGCCCTGTCTCCAGGAGAAGGCGCTGCTGCACGGCCTCGGCCAGTCTAACGGCTTCGGCAGGGCGGGGCGTGTAGACGAATGTCTCGATGCCTTGGGCATCGTTCCAGCCGCTGCCGTAGGCGTTGGCGTGGATTGAAACCAGCGCATCAGCCTTCCAGGCGTTGGCCTTATCCGTCCGTTCCCGGAGCGGCACGTCACGGCTTCCGTCGTCGGCATGCGTGAACATTACCTCCACACCTTCGTACTTCAGCAATTCCTCCCGGACATATCGAGCGGTCACACTATTGAAGTGAAACTCGCGCATGCTGTCGTCAGGTGTACGCTTGCCCGCTGTTTCCGGGCCGTGGCCTGCATCAATTGCAATCCTCATTTTCCGTTCTCTCCTTCGCTGGTTGATTTGCCTAGTTCCTTCGTCAAGGCGTGCGTCTCGAACAGTTTCTTGCGAAGGTTGTACGAATTAGCATGCTTGACGTGCCCGATCCAACTTTGCACCGTTCGGTTCACTTCCTCCAGATCGACCTTGCCTTCAGCAAAGCCTCGCCGGAACTTGCGCATTTTCCGCTTCATGCGGATGATGCTGCTTTTGCGAACAAGCCGGTGCGTCCTCCATGTGCGATACCCCAGGAAATTGATACCCTGCGACGCTGGGAATATTGCCGTTTTTGGATTCAAGCGCAGCCGCAGGCGCAGGCGCAAAAATCGCTCGATGTCATCATGGAGGCGGTGCAGCTCTTGCTTATCGTGGTGGAGGATCACGAAGTCGTCCATGTAGCGAACGTAATACCGCACCCGGAGCGTTTCCTTGACGTAATGATCCAGCTGGCTTAGATAGACGTTCGCGAAAAGCTGGCTTGTCAAGTTTCCGACCGGAATGCCGACATTGTTCTCCTCTGTGCCTCGGACGATATGTTGAAGGAGCTGCATTGTTTCTTTACATTTGATCTTTCGCCACAAAAGGCGGATCAGGATGTCGTGATCGATCGAGGGAAAATACTTCGCAATATCGGCCTTCAGCACATACACACGCCCGTCCCATTTTCGATGTGTTTCTTGCAACCAACTGACCAACCGATCGGAACCGGCGTGCATGCCTTTTCCGACTCGGCAGGCGTAGGTGTCATAGATGAAGGTCGGCTCGAAAAGCGGCTCGATCACATTGTTCACGGCATGCTGCACGACGCGATCCCGGAAGGGCAATGCTTTGATGTGCCTCATTTTCGGTTCGTACACGATAAATTCACGGTACGGACTGGTGCGGTACATCTTCCAGATCAATTCATTTTGCAGCTGGATCAGGTTCTCCTCCAGATTAGAGCTGAAGAGCATGACCTCATGCCGGAAACGTTTGTTTTTTCGTGCCTTCAGATAGGCGGTGTGCAGGTTCTCAAAATCGTATATTTGCGGGTACAATTCCCCGAAGCGTCGCGGCATCCTTTTCCCTCCTTGTCCTTCGAGGACGTTCTTTCCATACTTGCCCTCGTTGGACGATTCATATGTTTGCCTGGCGTTGCCGCCAGGACGGGATTAGCATCCCAAGTCACACGCACAGCCTGAAACGGTTCCCACCGCAGGATCGGGCGATATGAGACTTGCAGGCGCGAAAGCCGATGTTGATGTTCGTGTTCGTGGGCAGATTGTTCAGGTTGAGAGCGAAAGCCCCGGCGTTGGAGCCATTGTTCCAGTTGCCGCCACGTAGCGCAGCCTAGATGCTAACCCCAAGAAAGCCTATCTCGCGAACTTCTTCAACCAACCACCCAGCAGGCGGCCGATCTCCGCGATCTGTTTGCCCAGCGTTTCGTATTTCTTGATGTCGATGAATCCCAAGTCTTTCGCCAGGCGAATGAGGAACTTCAGTTTCTCTAAATCCGTGTCGATCTGATAGAGCACAGGAGCTTTGCTTTTCTGGCGATTCGCCTGGATGATGTTCTTTTGAATATCAAGCATCGTTCCCTGAATTTCTTGCCCGAGCGTGAACCGTTGGTTCTTCGGAAACTTGTTCACGATCGGGTATGCGTGCAGGATCAGATCGTACATTTTCTGATAGATGACCAGTTCATGCACCATTTCGCCCTGTACCCCTCAATCCGATTTTTAGGCCCCTGACTTCAGATAACAGATTTTCAGATGACCAGATGTCAGATTGACTTGCAGGCGCGAAAGCCGATGCTGACGTACGTGTTCGTGGGCAGAGCGGTCAGGTAGAGAGCGAAAGCCCCGGCGCCGGAGCCAGCGTCCCAGCTGCCGCCACGTAGCGCAGCCCGCTGTTTGTACGCTCGCCACCAATAGCCGTGCATGTTGCTGTAGGCACTGTTTCCGCCTGAACTAACGGCGGACGGAATGGCAAGGTTCTTCAGTTCCGGGTCGATCGACAAAGCGTTCATTTTGGCCTGCCCATACTGCCCATAGTCGCCGGTTGCCGTCACGTTGTAATTGAACGTCGTGTCAACGGTCGCAAACCCTTTTCCCGAAGAGGCCGTCGCCGGAGTGGTACCGTTCGCGCCGCGCGTGCAGCCGGTCAATTCCGTGGCCGTTTTCCCGGTGTACTGAATTTGCTCGTTGTCGATCTGGATGAACCCTGAAGAAGGCAGCTCCGCCCCGACATAGTTGTCATGGTACTTGTAAGGGATCGTCGTTTGTGCGGCCGTGATATTCGCGCTCAACTTCGCCGCAGCGCCTCCAGGAGGAGCAATGCAATAACGAAGCTTCAGCGTCACGACCGCATTGTCAGCCGCCGCCGCTGCTGTTGTACCGTTATAGCCGCGCGTGCAGCCGGTCAAAACAGCGGAGCCGTTGCCGCCATCCAGGAATGTCGTGTAGCGGATTTGCTCGTTTCCGATCTGCACCACACCGGGCGAAGGCCATGCCGGATATTGCACGTTATCCAGGGTGATGCTGGTGTCGGCCGCCCCGATTCCGCCGCCGTCATTGATTCGCGCCGTCTTCTCATGCGCATATACACCGTCTTCGATGAGCAGATCAACCCATTCCCAAACATTGCCGACAATATCCCAAATACCGTTAGCCTGACCGTTGTGGCTCCATGTCGTCGGGCCGGTGCCTGTCAGAACGCGAGACATCGGCCGGTTCTGATCGGCATTATACGAGGCGAGAATGGGATCGACAATCCCTTCATTTTCCCAGCTTCTTGCGTCCCGGTGATCCTTGCCCCAATCGGTATTCCCTTTCAGATTCGGGTTGAGCAGCCATGACAGATAAGCGATCGCCGCCCATTCCTTAGCCGTCATCAAATGACAGCGCCCGCCGTCCACGAATCGATTCTCGCAAGCAATTTTCGCGTTGTTCCAGTTGATACCCGTCCAAGGAACGACGGCAGCTTGCGAAACAGCAACATCCGATTCTGGCGCATTCGGTGCGCTGGTTCCGTTTGTTGTTGATGTGGCGTTCGGATGGCTGCATTGGTATTTATCCACCCAGAAGCCGCCCATTTCCAACCCGTTAAGTTCTGGTTGTGGTAAGCCCGCCGTCTTGAACTTCGGAACGTATACCATCGTTGAGACAACTTGTTTGGTAGGAGCTGCCGCTAAATCACTATGAACAAAATGCCTCTCCCGTGTGCCCGCAAGCACATGATCCCTCAACTGTGCAAGACTCAACTCACTCATTCCGTTTCCTCCTCCTGTGAGGGCAACGCCCAAACGTTGATTAGAACATTCTCTTGCACATTCAGCGGCTGCTTTTCCGACGCCAGGATCGGAATGCCGTTGTCGTCGAGCTGATCCGTCTCCACCATGATCGTGTCACGGATCGGGATTTCAGCTTCAGCAAGCTGCCAATAGTGCCCCCGACCGTCATCCGTGCTCATGCTGCCGTCATCGTCCAGATACAGCCGGAAATGACCGCCTTCCCACTCGCAGAGCTCAAACGATCCGCCGGGGCAGGCGATACCGCCCTCCAGCTCGAAGGGAGCGACAACCAGTCGGCCGCCTTCTTCCGTCATCGGGGCCGGTTGCCCCTCATTGACCATTTGTATCATCGCGTTTCGCCTCCTCAATTACTGAATACTTGATAATCGAATGCGCCCCGGAAGCTGCCGGAGTTGTACACCGTGAAGGTGTTGGCCGTCTTGACTACCCAAATTTCGCCCAGGTAGCCCGCAGGGTTGGCCGTCGGTGTGATTGACACCCGGTAAGCCGTGGTGCCCAGGTTGTGCGTGATCGTCGTTCCCGCAGCCCCGGCAAATGCACCGGCCCCGGACTGAAACGCCAGGCGGATCGACTGAAGGTTTGCAAGCAAGCTCGCTTTGCCTTGGCGAGCTGCATCGACTTCCGCCTTGATCGCGTCGGCCATTGCCTTCAGGAAAACCGTGTTGTTCAGCAGCGCCTGGTGAACCTCGTTATAGACCGTGTACACGACCGGCGTCTGCGCGTCATATTCGGTGACGGTCGGCGTGAATGTGTTTGTACCCGTAAGCGGCATGTTGTTGTCCCTCCTTAAAAGTCTTCATTCCATACGAATGTGAACTCGTCTTCCGGCTCTTTCACCTTGGCCCCGAACGTCTTGATCGCGACCACCTTGCCGTTTTGGTCAATGAGCGCCTGCTCGGTGATCGCAACGCCGGGTAGCGTCCCTTTCGGGATCACCACCGTGTACACGACCGTCGTGTCACCCTTCAGCACCGCCGAATTGATCGGATAGCGAGCGACTTCGGTTTCGAGCGCCGTCGCTGTCTCCAGCGGCTGCACCGGCGTTAGCACATCGCCCGGCTGATGTCCGCCTGTACCGAATGCAATATGCGTCACCCTCGGCATTGCAATCTGTCCCAATCGAGCGCGGGCCATATCTTTGCGGGCCTGTCTCGTTGTCACTTGAAAGCTCATGAAATGGCTCTCCTTTCCACAATGTAGTCATTTTTTCTCACGATCAGCGCGACGTTGTTGTGTCTGACCACTGCGCCGCGCATGCTCGTCTTGCCGTTCATGCGCCAGCTGCCGCCCATAAGACGGTGGCCGTCCATCGGTTCGCAATAGGCCAGATGCGTCGCAATCGGTCGCATGCGGCGCTGGCCGTCCATGTGAGCCGCGCCATCCATCAGCAGATCGTTCGCCATCCGATTCGCGCCGTCCATTCGGCGCAGGTGGCCGCCGCCGTCCATGTGCTGAATGCTTTCGCCCATCCGCCCGAACGCGCCGCCGTCGCTGGCCGTCTGGAACGCGCTGCGCAGCGTGTAGACGATCCCGTCCTCTCGCATGCGGCGCTGGCCATCCATGTACAGGGCTCCATCCATGCGCGGCGCATGGTAGGGCTGGCGAACCGCTGAAGCGAACTTCGCGGCTGGTTGCCGATAGCTTGCGGCCAGATCGCTGACGGCCTCGGTCTTCACCTTGGCGCTGGCCGAGTGCAGGATATGATCCTGTTCATCCATCGTCAGCTGACCGTTCATGCGATGCTTGCCATCGTGGAGCGGCTGCACCTGCCTGGATGTCCGGGCTTCGGAGCGAACCAGGGCGTACCCTTTGGCGAAGGCGTTGCCCATGTTGATCGTGCCATCCATCACCCGGCGGCCATTCATCAGGTAGCCCCCCGGCCGGTTCAGCAGGTAGGCGGGGGAACGAATGAGCGAATAGCCGGTATGCCGCAAATAGAAGGCGGTGCGTGCGGCGAACGAGAACAGGAACGCATAGAGCTTCGATTCGATCGGCTTGGCCTTGTTAATCATGTAGAGCAGGCGATCGCGATCTCGGCGCATGAGCGCGTCATCGCTGGCGTTCAGATAAATGATGAATTGCGACCATTTCGCCAGGTACTCCACATGAGCCGAATCGTCATTCGCCGTCATGTGGTGTTCGCCGTCCATGCGCAGCGTGCCGTCATGGAAATGGAACTTGTATTTCTCGCGATACAGCGGGTAAATTTCGGCCTCGGGATAACCGAGCGATTCAAGCACTCGTTTCATTCCGGGCAGCGTGCCGCCCTCGCGGTACAGATCGTAAGCGGCGAGCAGCCGCCTTCTATAGCTGGCGTCCGTCTCCCCGGCCAGGCGCGGCATTTTGCGGTCAATCCCGTGCAGATCGAGCGCAGCGCCTGCGGACGTGGCGATGAACTTCAGTTCCCGCAGACGGAAGGTGGCCAGCTTGGCGTCATCCAGCAGCTTGCCCGTGGCGTCGGCCAGCTTGGACATGTCCATGTCCGAGCGTCGCGGCGCTTTTTTGAAGACGCCATGCGCCCAGGCGAACAGATCATCAGCGAACTTTTTCATATCCGACTCGCCTCCCGAACCTCGACGCTCACATCCCCAAGAACGGCCACTTGCCTGCGGGTGATCGTGATCGTATCCTCCGGCTGGAGCACGTCCACCTGGACGACATTGGTCGCATTGCGCAGGTTCGAGACGATCATCGACCGGTCAAAGGGATAGCGCGGATTCACGCGCAGAATCCCGTCGTTTCGATCGACCAGGCCATAACGGAATGTCTCATGAATACGGAGAATCGCCTCGGTTTCGACGGCCTCCGGCTCGGCGTACTCGGCGTCATAGTAAACGACGGCATCCACGTCGATCGTCACCGGCTCGGCTGCAAAGGCCCGAATATCGCCGATGATGGAACCTTTCTCGTCGATGAGCTGCTGCGCTTCCTCGACGATCGCAGCGGACGGAATGCCTGCCACGCTGGAAATGATGATGTCGGCCGTTCCTTCGCCGCGCGGGTGATCGTCCTCGATGTGAACCGCGACAACGCCGTTTATGGACTCAACCAGGGAACGGTAATAGTCGCGGATGCCACCGGTGGACAGCTGTTCCCAGCGATTGATCGTTCGCTCGCGCAGCTCCTCGTCCGTCTCTTCGTCGGTGCCTTCGCGCGTGAGCCAATCCTCACGATTCAGCAGGCTGACATACGGCACAAAGGTCAGCATATTGACAATCATCCCGCTGGCGACATTGTAGGCCGAACCGGCGACCTCGGCTTCGATCTCTCCAGAAGCTTCAGCCGCGCCGACGGGCAAGACGACATTTTCCTTCAGGTAAAACCGCATTTCGTTGCCTTCCAGGTCGGGGCTGGTGGAGAGGATCGCCCCGGCCGGGATAATGATGCGCTGACTGGTGTCGCTTCGCATGAAGGTGATCGCGCCGACCGTCTTCGTCGCTTGCTTCCGGAAGACGCCGTATTCACGGGCGGCCACATCAAGCCATTGGCCCGTAGCCGAATGCACATACATTTGCTGCACGATCACCGGCAGCAGGCTGTACAGTCCGGCCAACGCCCGAAAGAACAAGGCCAGGAGCGTATAGAAGATGCCGCCCTTGCGCAGCAGACGGGCCGGGAACTGCTGACCTTGCAGCTGTTCCTTAGCTTCCTCCATCAGCTCATCTTCGGTTTTGGCTTGGATCAGGTCATCAGGCATTTAATCACTCCTCACTACACGCACACCGTCAACGGTGATGATGATGGTCAATCCGGCGCTTTCCGTGGTGCCGTCGTCCTGGATGTTGAAGGAGGCAGCGAAGATAATTTCCCGCATCGTCCAGGAAACCGCCTCGACCTCGACGCTATCCGCGATCACGGCCGCATGGCGTCGGACAACCTCTTCCACTTGCTGGATCAGCTCCTGCCGCGCCAGCTCGTTGTTCTCGCGCTGGATGAACTCCGCCAGGCGTGCGCCGTAGGCATCGTCAAAAGGATAGGAGCCTTGCACCGTCTCCAGCTCATGACGGATGTCCTGCACAATGGCGGCCGATCCGATCACGATCTGCACATCACCGTCCGACGCCTCCCGGAAGTTTCCCTCGTCATCCAGGTAAATGTCGTTCCAGTCTTCAAGCATCGCCCGTCACTCCGTCAATGTAGGGCAGCGCCGGGTCGGCATAGTAAAAACCGATGCGCACCCGCTGGCCGATCTGCAAGGATAAGCCTGGCGGAAGTTGTACGTTCGGCAGCGGAGGGAAGGACGGGTGCGGAGCGCCGTCCGCTGCCAGCACCTGAAGATCGACGACCGCGCCCTTCAGGTCGATGACGATCGCAAAGAGCATATGCCGGGCCGGGCTGACCAGCTCCGGGAACTCTTTTTCTATAATGACTTTTACAGCCTCTTTGAACGTGTCCAGTTCGTCCGGCATGGGATCACTCGCTTTCTAGCTTGTAATAAATATCTGTCCGCAGCTTGTCGTCCAGGATGTAATGATGCACCGTTTCGATCAAAGCGACGCCCACCGCCCCAGGGTGCGAGAGCGTAATATACTGCGAATGATCCAGGCCAGGGACGAACACGGTGCGGAACATGCCGATGTCGCCATCGGCCAGCATGTCAAGAATGTTCTCGCCGTACTGGAAGAGATACATGTCGTCATTCCGTGCCGGAGCTTGCCAGACAAAGACGTCCCTTGCATCGAAGTAAGCGGCAAAGTCCACGCCCCAATAGGGGTTAATGCGCTGCCGGATCATGTCGTACACGTTCAAACCGGCGACGACCTGATCCTTGGTGCCGAACACCTGCGAAGAAAGGGAGAACGCCTCAACGCCTGCAAGCTTCAAGCCGAATTTAATCATGTCCTGGGGCGTTGCTTGCATAAAGGATTGTGTAACGCTCGTCCCGAGCAGCTGCGTCATGCTGTCTTTGGCGATGACGCGCTCCTCGGCCGAGCGGCTGATCGCCCCGGTGAACACCCGGCCGACCTCTTGCTCGTCATATCCCAGGTCAATCTCCACAATCGCGCCGGGCTCGACTTCGACCTCGACCTCCTCCCGCAAGACGTAGGCGGCATAGCCTGCCGGGTCTTTGCGGGAACGCCATACATCCAGTTCCTTCAGACCACCCTCGACAACCGTGTTCCCGATGCGTATTTGCTGGAACATCCGATCACCTCACTTTCGGCGGCGTGGCGTCGTCCACGGCGGCCGAGGAGGCGGTCGCCTTCTTCGCGCTACTGCTGGCGGCCGGAATAGTCAGCTTCTGGCCGACGAAAATCAGGTTGACGTTGGAAATGTTGTTCGCCTTCGCGATCGCATCGACGGTCGTGCCGTATTTGCGAGCAAGTGCGGAAAGCGTGTCTCCCTTCTTGACGGTGTACTGCTGGCCGCTGCCGCTGCCAGCCTTTACCTTCTGTACGGAAACCGTCGTCGCTTCCGTCGCCTGGAATTCCAGACTGACGTCGATCATGTCATTCATGTTGCTGTCCTGGCTGCGCAGCCGGATCAGCATCACCGTTCCGACGTTGCGAGCCTTGGCGTGCCCAGACACAAACGTGTACGTTTGCGGTTTCTTTTGAGCGGCCGAGGAACGGAACACCTTATGAATTTTGGCGAGCTTGTCCTCGGCCGTCCCGTCCTCATCGTTCAGCAGCTTCATGTTTAGCCGGATGCTCGTCGGGTTGTAGCTGTGATTGACGACCTTTTTGCCGCCTTTGAGCTCTTCCTCGTCTGTACGAACATCGCCGGTGATTTCCATGCTTTCGTACACGCCAGGGAGGAGCACGCCGCCGACTTTGATTTGTTCATCTTCCATGCGGATGTTCATGCGCTCACTCCCGGTTCTGTTCGTTGAATCGCTCTAGGACATCGAGCAGATCGCGGCGCTGCTTCTCGCTGCCGCCGTATATGTTGACCGTGATCGGCGGCTTGCTGCCGCCTTTTTCACGGATTGTCTCACGTTCGACCGATGTCTCCCGAAACACTTCGCGCAGTTTGACCGAATGCGTTCGGCCAGCGCCTGGCGCTGGAGCTGGGGGAGTAGGGTCGTAATCCGGCGCAGGCGGGGCGGGGAACGGCGGATATTCCGGGATGTCTCCGAGGAATGCGCCGCCCCCTGGCATCGCGAGCGCCGGTTCAAAGCCGGGTATGATCGCACTTGCCACCGATCGCAGCCGTGCGATGCCGCTGCGGATTCCGGCTTCGATCACACTTGAAGCCTGCGCAATCCTGCTCACCGGCTGCCGCTGAACCTCCGGCATCGGAACGGATGCGGGCGCTTCAGGCGCAAGGCGGAAGGCGAAGGCTCGATCGAGTCCCAAGCCCTCCATCATGTTATGCGCAGCTGCTCGGAGCTGCCGAGCACCTTTTGCCACGCCCTCGGCGATCGTGCCGGGGATTTTACTCCCGGAATACGTCAGATCAGAGAGAGGGCCGACCTTCGCGTCCGAGAACGGAAGGAACTCGCGCACCTTGCCGAAAATGTTTTTGACCGCCTCGACCGGCGCGTTCGCTGCCGACTTGATGCCATCGACCAGTGTGGTGATGATCGCCTTGCCGCTGTCATACAGCCAGGTGCCAATGCCGCCGAAGAAGGTTTTAATGCCTTCCCAAACCCCTTCGACAATCCCTTTGATGCCATCCCATGCGCCTTGCCAGTCACCGGTGAAGAGTGCCAGCGCTGTCTTGATGACGCCTGAAATGATTGACCATGCGATCATGATAATGCTTTTAATCGTCGTCCAAATGAATTGGATGGTTGCGGCGATGAAGTTAAAGCCGTTCATGATGATGGATTTCAAAATCTCGATCGCAGCCATCACATACGGCCCGATAAAGGCCCATACCCATTGAATGTACTGGAATACACCGGCGATGATTTGCTGCACATACGGCCAGATCGCCAACGCCCAATTCAGTACCGCATTGAATGCCTGGATGACGCTTGTCACCACGTCCGTAATGATCGGCACGACAGCCTGATAGATTGAAACGAAGATTTCACCGACGAACGCCAGCACCGGGGGCAGATAGGTCGTCACGGCCTTATAGATCGCGGCCACCGCTTGCAGCACGATCGGGAACACCGTTTTGAATACCCGCCCGAGCGTGACGGCCAGCGGCTGCACCGCTGCCCAAATTTGCTTAAATGACTTGATCCATGTGGTGAGCAACTGCTGAAGCAGCGGCTTCGCCACTGCCCAAATGCGGACGAACATGCCGCCCACATTTTTCGCAATCTCCATCACGACCGGCAGGACGTTGGTGCGGATGTACTGGAACACCTGAACAACGGTGTTTTGCACGACCGGCCAATAGATGCGAACCTGCTGCATGATCCAGTTGAACGCCTGGCTGATCTGTGCGACGAATTGTTTGAACACGGCCACGATCCGACTTACCCAGGCTTGCGTGCCGTCCGACTTCCACCAGGCTTTCAAGGCGTTAAACCATCCGGCGAGCACCTTTTTCGTGCCATCTATGCCGCCGTTCAAGTACACAAACGCAGCGACAACACCGGCGATCGCAGCGATGATTAGACCGATCGGAGATACAAGAAAGCCGAGGACAGGCATCAGGGTGCCTACAGCTTTTGTCACCATGCCAAGCATCATAAGCAACGGGCCGAGCGCAGCCGCAATGCCGCCGACAATCACGATGATATTTTTGGTTCGTTCATCAAGGTTGATAAATGCACGTACCCATTCTGTCGCCCGATCCACGATATTGCGGATTGGGCCAGAGCCTAGTTCATAGATTGAAAGAGCAGCACCTTCGACCGCTGATTTCAAACTTGTGACCGATCCGCCCAAGTTGTCCATCATCGTACCCGCCATTTTTTGCGCAGTGCCGTCAGCATTCTCCAATGAACTAGTCATATCTTGCAACGCGCCTGATCCTCGTTCGGCGAGAATCGCCCAATGCTTATAAGCTTCCGCACCGAACAAGGTGGTTATTGCCGCTGACCGCTGTTCCTGCGTCATCCCCGTTAAACCTTTTTCAAGTTCGCCAACAATATCCGGCATGCTTTTCATAACGCCATTGGCATCGAAAAATTCCAATCCGAGCTGGTTCATCATATCCGACATTCGTTTTGTCGGCTTGGCTAGACGACCTAGAGACGTTGCAAATGCAGCCCCGGCCATTGAACCCTTCAAACCAGAATCTGCAACAGCCATCATCGCCGCCGAACTTTCTTCTAGCCCCCAACCGAGTTGATTCGCTACGGGAGCTAGGTATTTCATCGCTTCGCCTAATTGCTCAACATTTGTATTCGCGTTGGCCTGGGCATAGGCGAATACATCCGCCGCATGCGTAGCTTTATCTGCACTCATCCCAAAAGCCTGCATAGTATCTGATGTAATGTCTGCTGCACGCCCAAGATCGAGCGCACCGGCTTGCGCCAAGTTGAGCATGCCAGGCATGGCTTCTAGGATCGCCTCGGTTTTCCATCCTGCCAATGCAAGATATTCCATACCTTCGGCAGCTTGGGTTGCGGTGAAAGCCGTAGCCGCTCCAAGGTCTTTGGCTTGAGCTCGTAGCTTATCGAGAGATTCGCCGGTGGCCCCAGAGATTGCCTGAACCTTGGACATTTGCGAATCGAATTGCATGCCAGTATGCAGAGCGAACGTGCCGACGCCAGCTAAAGGCAAACTGACTTTTGTCGTTAAATTTTGTCCAGCTTTGGTCATCGCCTCACCAGCAGAATTGAACGTGTCTCGCAGGCGGGAAATAGACTGACTCGCCTTCGTCGCTGCCGGTGTAATCTGATCCACCATGCTCATGATGACCGATAACTTAAAGAGCGAGCTCAGTCCTCCCATCGCTGAACCTCCTTTCATGTGCGGTCATCATTTTTCGCTTCCAAACGCCATCGCTATCGCAGCAGCATGTAGTTTAATGTCCCGATCCTCGTACCATAACGACTTTGCGTAAAACTCTGCGAAGTCTTCCAGTTCCAGATTGTCCGGGGCATCCGGGAAATACCGGCGAATGAGCAACTGACCGGCCTCGAAGTAATTGCTGTCTATTTCCTCGAAGCGCTCGGAAACGAGATTTACAACTTTTTTAAGCTAGTGGCCGCGCTGGCTCCGACGAGCTCCATCAGGCGGCTGGCCGTGTTAAACGGCAGGCCGGGAAACTCCTCGACGGCTTTGCGCAGCTCCTCTTCCTGCTCCGAAACGATGCAGGAGAACGTGAGATTTTTCATCGCCATATCCGGCTTAGAGTTGAGCTCCTTCGTGAACCGGGACATGTCGCTCGTCTTCGGCCGGGTGAAGTAGAAGGCATATTCCGCTTCGTCGCCGTTTTCATGCTCCAGCCCTTCGACGCTGATCTCGTACACCCGACCATACTTTTGCTTCAGTTCATCCTTGTTAATAACCGCTTTTTCCTTTGCCATGTCTTATTCGCCCTCCTAGATTGATTTCACGCCGTCGCGGATGATCTGGCCGGTGACGAGCAGTTCGAGCTCGACTTCCAGCTTTGTGTCACCCTGGGCGGCTTTGTTCGTTGTCTTCGTAAACTTGCAGCCTCGAATCTCATCCGTTCGCGTTCGCTCGCCGTCGTTGGCGTAGCTGACCGTGATCGGGAAGAGCGAGAGCCGGTACAGCGCTTTGCCCTGGCTGCGCGTATAGTCCAGCAGCTTGTTGTACTCATCGCGCAGCATGGTGATCTTCGCGCTGGCCGTATAGTTGCCATTGCCATATCCGACCGGAGCCGCGCCTTTGCCATAGGCCAATTCACCCGCCAGCTCGTCGTCGTAGTCGATGCCGGATATGGCGATCGCCACGCCGTAGGGCAGGCCGACCGTGACAGACTCCCAATCGTACACCTTACCGTTAATCATGCGGTTTCCTCCTAACTCATCATGGGATTGTTCAGCTTTAGGCGCACCGTGATCCACTTCATGATCGGGATCGGCACGATCGCCAGGTCAACGTCGAGCGCTCGCGTGCTGAAGATGTCCTGCCCGTCGGGAATGGAGAGCGCAAAGTCGCTGATCTCCGGCGCGGTCGGCGACATCATTTGACCGACCAACGGTGCGCCGATGTTGGCGATCAGGTTGTCCAGCCCATCGTCGTCCGCCTCGCTTTGGACGAATCGCACGCTGGCCTGACGAACCAGGCGAGCCGCCTTGTCCACCACGCGACGAGCCTCCACGAACTCGAAGTCGCTGCCTGGGGAAGCCATTGTGCGGCCGTTGGTGATATAGAAGCCGGGAAGCCCTTCAAACATGCGGGCCGTGATATAACCAGCATCGTCCAGCGCCTTAATGTGGCCGTTGTCCATACCCTCCATCAGCGCCAGGACGCTCGTCAGCGGGAAACTCATCACCTTGCCCGGCGATTCGCTGACGCGAGCGCGGGAGAGGATGCCGGTATAGGCTGCGCCCAGGTTCGTCCACCGCTCACTGCCATCCAGCGCGGCGATCTGAACGAGAGGAGCCACGACGGAAACCCGGCTGCTCGTAAAGCTTTGGCGCTCGGTAATCAGATCCTGCACCCACTCGTTGATCGTCTCGTCCGCAGCTGGCCGACGCGCTTCGCATACGAAGTGAATCGGTTTGTGGTTCTCTTCCAGCGCGACCGCATCCGATGCGCACATAGCCCATAGCGAGCGTTCAGAAGCGCCGACGACGTGAATGTATTCATAATCCAGGGAATTGTTCTTGACCACGCTCATCGCCGCCAGATAGTCGGCGTTGCTCATCTTCGGAGCCGTGGCCTGCACCCGATATTCATCGCCTTCCACGAAAGTCGGGGAAGCCGGAGCTTCGGGCGGTGTGAACTGAAGCGTGATGCCGGTGCCCTGTACCGGAATGCTGGCGTTGTTCGGAATGGTGCGGACGTTCTGGAAGGTGCTACCGTCAAGCGAGAGCTGGTACTGCGCCTCGTTGACCGCGCCGCCCTTGGTGATCCGCACCACGATGTCGTACTGGTTGTTCGGCTGCCCGGTGGCCGTCATGGTCATGCCGCCGGTGCCGGAGTGGGCCACCGCGCCGATCGTGCCGACGACGCCAGGCGCAGCCGGTACGACGATGAGCTCCCGCGCTCCGATCTGCATGGCATCCAGCAGGGCGTTGACCAGCTCGCCAGTGCCGAACGTATCGACGACGGCGGTCGGATTGGACACCCGATAGATTTTGTTCGGCGTTCCCAGCGTGCAGACGCCGATCTTCAGGTGGACGCCGCCAGCGGCGTCGCTCGATGCGCCGAGGCCGCCGTCTTGAATGTTGACTCTTGCATCAGGAAGTCCCGTTGCCATGCGTGTCACCGTCCTTTCTTAGGCTGAACAGGAGATTTCAAGAAGTCCTGAACAGCCTTTTCATACTCTTTTTGTGTGCATTCGTAGCCTTCCGCCCAGCCGGTTGCGGCCAGCAGGCCGACAAACAGCGTCTTGTCGGTGCCCAGGGCGTCGTGCCACTGTTCGATCGGCTGCGTCGCCGCTGCCTGCTTGGCTTCGACAGGCTTTTGCTTATCCGTCATGCTGATTCGCCTCCACGGTAATAGATTTGAGATGGACATCCTCAATGCGGCCCAGCTCGCGATCGACGTAGATGCCGAAGTCGAACTCGATCGTCAGGTTCGCCGCCGCCCGGTTGCTGCTGTCGGCCACCCATTCGATTGTGCTGGGGCGAATGGCCGTATAATTGCCTTGCCCGTCGTCGATACCGTCCGGCAGCTCGCGGAGCAAGAGCTGAATCCAGCGATCGACTTCCTCTTCGCTCCGATCGAAGATGCCGACCTCGATCGGCATCACGCGCTTGAACCGCTTGGAACGAAGGAAGCGCCGAATGCCTTGCTGGAACTTGGCCGCCTTCTGCCGATCCGGCACCAGCTTTTCAGGAGCGGCCAGGATGATAACGGAAGGGGACTTCCGGCTGCGGTCGAGCCCTTCCTCTTCGCGGAATATGCTCTTGACGCCGCCCGCCTTCAGGATGTCTTCGATGGTGTCTTTCGCCAGTTTAATCATGTGGTTCGCTCCTTGATAAAGTCGTTTATGAGCTCCATGATGTCGGCTTCTTCCCGTTCGGACACGCCCAGGTATGGACGCGCCGGAATGTTGACCTTCTTGCCGCGACCGGCTGGCCCGCCGAGCTGCTGAATCGCGCCCTGCACCAGGTTGGTGCCGATCGCTGCGCCGGTGCCGGTTGCCTTGGCCGCAATGGAGCGCATCAGACGGCCGGTGTCCTTCAGCGGGCGGCCGCTGGTCATAATGCGCTCGGCTCGCTTGGACACTTTGCCGCGCTTCGTCTTGAAGCCGCTGCTGCCGTCCTTGCGCTTGGTTCGCCGCTTGGCCCGCGCTTCCAGGGTACGAGGGGAGAGGGGCCACCAGGGCGTCCCGTCGGGCGACTTCTCCGTCTCGAATCGTTCCTTGGAGCCTTCGGCCACGATCTGGCCGATCTGCGCGTTCAGCATCTTCAATTCGGTGCTGCTTAGATTCAAATTGCGCAGCGTCTCGAACAGGCGCGACCAATCACCTTCCACGCGAACGCCATCGGCCGCCATCAGTCATACATCCTTTGAAAAGCCTCGCCGTATTGTTTGCGGCGCGAATAGGTACGGATGCTGCTCTCATTGGCCGTCAGCTTGACCTCATCGGCGGCGATCTTCTCCAGCAGGCGGATCGCATCCTTGTACCGGCGCACGAACATGTTGTCTTCGTCGTTGAAATGGCGCGTGAACAGGTTATAGATCGCGATGTCGGCCGTCAGCTTGTTGATGACCTTCGGCACCGGGGAGAGCGGCACCGGGTAGCGCACCTGAATATAGGTGTTCACCACGGCCGCCGCCGCCTCGATCGCGCTGTTCGCGTTGCCCCCATGAATGATTTCTTCGCCCTCAGCATCGAGCGCCGGGTCTTCGTGGTCGTTCGTGATTTCGATCAGCTTGGATTTGTCGATCTGGCCGAGCAGATCGTCGATTGTGCAGTACATCGTCCGGTTCCTCCTCCCCCGAAGCGTGTGCGCCTTCATTAACAGTGTTATCGGGTGTTATAACACCCCTTGCCGGTTCAGATCGGTGAATCCTACCCCTGAACCGGCAGAAGGGCGTACAGGCCGTTTAATGGCTATTTTTCCGCTTTGTCCTCGGCGGCGGCATTTTTGCCCCCGGCCTTGGCTTTCGTGGACGACTTATCGCCCTTCGGATCGTCCTGCTTTTCGCCCTCGGGTTGATTATCACCCTTCGGCGGTTCGACTTGCTTGCCGCCTTCAGGCTCGACGACAACTTGCTCGCCGCTCGACTGGTCGATCATTTTGCCGGAAGGCAACTGCACCATTTGATGGAGGCTGATCGCGCCCAGGGCGAGCAAGGGGGCTGCCTCGTCTTTGGTGAGCTCGATCAAGTCCTGCCGAAAGCGATCCCTGCCGAGCTTCTTCCCGTTGTGGCGCAACGGGGATTCCACCGTGTAGAACAACGTCGATTGTTTCGTTTCTTCAGACATGGCGTTCCCTCCTAGATCGCGGACTGGATCAGGAAACCGGCATCCTTGGATGTCAGTTCCACGCCGTACACGTCAGCCACATGGATGACGTTCGACTTGATCGTCTCATCGCGGTATTTGCTCGTCTGCGGGCGGCCCTTCTTGCGCATCGTGTACCCAAACGCCGGAACCCAAATGTCGCCCGGCCCTTCGGGCACGTAGGCCAGCGTCATGCTGTTGCCCCAAATGTCGTTGAGCTCGCCCTGGCGATCGGCGTACACCGCTTTGCCGACAATGACCTTCTTCACATCGAAGATTTCGGCCAGCAGATCGGCGGTAACGATGCCCTTCTGCGAATACTTGATCTTCTCGATGACGGCCGGGTGCTCCTTCAGCTTCTCGTACACGGTTGCGCCGAGCTGCATCACATTCGGGTACAGGCCGATGCTGCCGCGAATCGTCGCTTTCGCATCGCCGATAATCTCCAGCGGCTTGCTGGCCGGATCGCTTAACTTGTCCGAACCGGACAAGGTTTCGACGTGGCTCGCCGAATAGTTGCTCGCGTTCTGCACTTTGTCGGCCCGATCCTTCTCCATCTTCAGCTGAATGTTGTCGGTCAGCATTTTGGTGCGGGCCATTTCCAGGCGCAGCACTTCGCTGGCTTCTTCCAGCTCGCGGTCGTCGATCGGCGCTTCGAGTGTTTCCTCCTCCAGCGCATAGGACACCATCGTCGCATCGTATTCGACGCGATTCGATTTGCTGCGGATTTGACGGCGGGTGTTGTAGATGCGGAAGGCTTCCGTTCCCCATTTCGGGATTTTCCCGGCTTCCTTGTCCACCGTCGCGATCGGCAACAGCTGGTCGCCGATGTACTCGGCGTTCTTATATCCGATCGCCACGTTCGTCAGGATCGGATCGACAAGGCGGTTCTTTGCAAGTCCTGGCATGATTATGCTCCTCCTTTGGTGGCTGCCGGTGCTCCGAGCAGCACTTCTGCTTCATCTCCAGCGGCGACCGCCTCCAGGGCGACGCCGTTAATGACATCCCCCTCGGCGGCCGGAATGGCACGCCCCTGGGCGTCGCTGGCGAGCTGATCCCCGGCCGCGATGGTCGCCCCGGCCGTAACCGGAACGGTGCCGTTAATGACGACCGTGATCGAGCCGCCAGCCGCTGCGCCGGTGAGGGAGACGCCGATCGCGGCAGCTCCTGCTCCGGCGTGCGCCCCGGCAGCCGTCACGAATCGGTATTCCTCCACCGCAGCGGAGGCGATGCGGGTCAGCGTGTGACCTGGGTTGTATTGCGTTGACATCGCTCATTCCTCCTTAGCCCCGAGAAACGGCGATGACCGCTTCCTCGTAGCTGACTTTGTTTTTCTCCGCGAAGTCGCGGGCCTTCTTGTCCAGCTCCAGCCGATCCTCGTCCACCGTCTCGCCAGCGCCGACCGTGAAGTCTGCCGTCTTGCTGCCGCCCTGGGCTTTGGCGAACTCCGTGAACAGCGCCTCCTTGTCCGGCAGGTTGCCGACAAACGCCTTGAAGAACGCATAAGGCGATTGTTTAACGGCTTTGCCGTCCGCCGAGAACTCGACCGTTTCCTCATCCGGCAGCTGCTGAAGGAACTCGGCCAGGCCGCTGCGCAGGGCAGGGGAGAGCTTTGTTTTGTGCTCATCCATCAGCGCATGAATGTCGCGTTCGCGCTCCAGCGCCTTCTTGGCCTTCTCGCGTTCGGCTGCGAAGTCGGCTTCCATTTGCTTCTTCATCTTCTCGCGCTCGGCTGCGAACTCACGCTCCAGCTTTTCACGCATTTCCTTTTCCTTGTCTCCTGGCATCGATTTGTCCTCCTTGGTTTGTTCTGCAAATTCAAGGTCAATCTGCACGCCTTCCTGATCTTCCGCGCCGAACTCGATCGGCTTCAGCCCATCGACGGCCGGGGCGGCAGCGCCCAGGAAGCCGACATGCCGCAGCGTCCAACCGTCATCGGTTTTGCGCAGCCGCACGGACACCTTTTTGTACCGTCCGGCGTTGACGGCTTCCGCAAATTCAGGCACGACCTGGCGGAAGCTTGCCAGCAGCTTGTCGCCTTGCCGACTAACACCGGCCACCCAGCCGAAGGCTGGATCGTCTTGTTTCGGATGGCCGATCACGACCGGCGCTTCAAATTTGCTCGGGTCGTAGTTATTGACAACCTGCTGAATGTCCTCGGCACTAAAATCGCCTTGCGGCTCGTAGCGGCCAGCTCTGAAAACCTCATACCACTTCATTACCTTTTACCTCCTAATCGTTTTAGGGCACTCTCTGGAACTTCCCGGAGCGCACGTTTTGGCGACTTGCTCCATCCCGCATCTGGAGAAACGTCAGGGCGGAAGTTGGAAACGGTGATGCCTTCACGGGCCGCACGGTATTTATTGACGCCGATGACGCCACATCGGCACCGGTGACCGTTCGGCGGGAACCATTCTTCCCATAACGGATCATCGCGGTGAGCGACAATTCCGTGCATGGCTCGATGACTATCGCGGGTGGCATTGTCCAAGATGGCCGAGTACCGCCAGTAAGGGAAGAGATCAACCATTTCCGGCTCTTCCATTTCTTCAAGCCAGCCGACTTGGTAGGCGGTTTGAATCTGATTGCGGAACACCGTTTCCAGATGCCACGGATCAAGCTCGGAAATGCCAAGCGCTTCGGCCTTGCTATCAAGGGATTGCATAAAAGCGTCGAATGTCGTTCCCTCTTCAAGCGCTGCCCGTAGCGAGGCGTGAATCCCTCGGATCATGTCTTCATTTTCCACTTGCGCCAGGGTGAAGTGTTTGGTCTTTAATACTTCATCCAATTGCCTGAACTGCTCGATGTCGATCGGCATCAGTTCAGAAAAGTAATCAATGGCCCGCTGCGGTGGTACAGGCTTGGCGACAACTCGCTGCGAAAAGTCTCGCCGCTCGCCGAAGTCAGGATCGGCGTCTCGCTGGGCCCGCAGATATGCCAGATAAGCGCTGTATCTCCCCATGCCATAAGCCATGATGTTCGCCTCATTCATTCGATCAGCAAATTCGCGCAAGGTTGTTTCGTCCGCCGCGAGGAACTGAACATCTGCCATGTATAGCTCTTTCCAATCGCGAGCTTGATCCAGCAGATACTTCCACATCCGACTGGCAACCGGCTGCGCCGCATCCACAGCGCGCGCCACAAGCAAAGCAAGGTCTTCCGCGAAGGAAAGAATTTCGCTTTCCTCTTCATCTAGTGCTGCAAACATTTCATGTTGTGCATTTCTCGAATTTCGTGAGACGTTTTGTTCCGCGAAGAGCGGATCAAGCTCGGTTCCTCGACTAATACGTTTTGCCAACATATCGCCCTTACCCGGCCTTGGCAGATTGTAGGTGTCGTAGAAGTAATCCACCGACAGCGGAATGCCCAGGCCGACGATCTTCTCGTCCCGATCCAGCCGGTCCTTGTTCAAGTCCTCGTTCTCAATGTTGATGGAAAAGAACGGAAGCTCTTCAACCTCGCCGAAGTTGAAGAGAACGAGGGGAGGGATCAGGTCGGTATTGATCGCGGACATCAGCATCTTGGCATCCGAATCGACGATTTCGTCCTTGACGTCCGCATGCGTCTGACTGGCGGCGAAGGAACCCCCGCTCGGCAGCTCACTGGTGAGCGTCTGTCCTAAAATGGCTTTAGATATTTCCGCATTGCAGAAGCGGAGGAAGCTTTCGTGCGCGTCGCCCTTGGCGTCTCCGGCTTCGATAAAATCGACCGAAGAGTTAGAAGGGATCGCGACGGCAGCGTCCTGGACAAGCGAGACAAGCGCATCGAGGAGCTTGTCCTGATCGGCGACGCTCGTGCCCGGCTGGTACTTGCCGACCGCTGTCGGCATGCCGTACTTCTCCATAAAGATCGCCCAAAATTTGAAGCCGTGTTTCTTGAACTGCCAGGCCCAAAAGCACTTTGTTGCCAGCGACACGCCGTAAGGATTGTGATCGTCGCCCGATTCGTGGACGACGGTCAAAAACTTGCCTGGCGGAACCGGCTCGCCCTCGATGTCGCCGAGCGTGCGCAGGAAGCGCAGCTGACCGTCGATGTCGAACGTGAAATATTCGATCGGGCGATCCTTCATGTTGGCGATCACCCAGCGGCCGCCGCGCTCCTCCCAGATCAATTCATGAATGTTCCGGCCTGCGAATACGGCGTCCAACATTTGCCGCATGTCTTGGTCGAAGTTCAGCCGCTCAAGCACGCCCTTGACGAACTCGGCGATCTCCTGATCGCGCGGATCATCGGAGGCAGGAAGGACGTCCCAATCCTTGGACATGACGCCGCTTTTGCGCTTGGTGAGCTCGGCCCACACATGCGCGTCCGTCTTCATTTCCTCGAAGATTTCCGCCGACTTTCCGGTCTTCTTCAGGATGATGTCCGGGTTTGGCAGGGTCTTCATGAAGGCGGTCATCGTCGTGAGGACACGGGCGATCTCGCTCGTTTCCGGTTTTTGTATTGGCTTCCCGTCTGCTCCGAGAATCATCAGTATCCCTCCAGTAACCGCCTAATTTTGGTTTGCCCGCTGGCCCGGACAGCCTTCGGGTCAAAGTGCGACGAATGGCCCTTTGCCAGCAGCAGGGCGATCCTTGAAGAGTTGACCGCCATGCCGAAGTGATTGGGCACGTTCTTTTTGTAGTGGAATGCCTTGTCGCCGCCTGTGCCGACTTCTTCCTTCGTCAGCTTCAGCAAATGGGTTTTCATTTGCTTCAGCAGCTGCTCCTCGCGTTCATCGCGCGGTTTCGGCAGCAGCGCCAGCGGCGGGTTGCTGGCGAACAGGTCGGTCGTCTCGTCGAGCGATTCGTCCCGATCCACCTTCACGACGTTCACTTCGCGTTCGCCTTCGCCCTCGGTGCCCTCGGAAACCTCGGTGCCCTTGAAATACTGAATGAACCCTTTGCAGGACGTGAGCAGCCGAACGACCTCTTTCGACTTGGTTTTGTACGGCATGGCGTCGATCACGAGCGCCCCCGGATTGTAACGCGCCTCAATGTGCCGAACGAGCTCGATCAGGTCTTCGACATCGACCTCCCAAAAGTTCAGGGGCCGAATGCCCTCGTCGCCCTTGTAGGGGACGGACACGACGACGTGCGCCTTGTCGCCCATGTCAATGCCGACGCCCGTCAGCTCGGTGCTGTAGTCCTCGAAGTAATAGTCGCTGATCTCCTCGATGCGCCGGAGCACATCCGGCCCGACCGGCTGCAAGTTGCCGCTGTCCGGGATCGCCAGCGCCGAGCGCCGGAAGGTCGCCAGCTTGGACGGCTTGTCCTTCGCCTTGTCGTACCGATCCCATATCAGGTTCATGTTCGCCTGGGGGATGATGATCTGCGGCACCCGGTAGCCCAGGCGGCTGACTCGTTCGGGATGCTCGGCCACCCATTGACCATTGCTCACGTCCAGGTCATGGCCGCATTTCGGGCAGCACAGCCGGACGTTGTGCGGGTCTTTGGCATTGACGTTCTCAGGCCAATCGTCCTCGATCGGAGCCTGATAGCGGCAGCCTTCGCATTTCACAAGCCATTTTCGTTTGTCCGACTGCTGGAACAGTTCGTCGGTGCCGTCCTCGGGGAACAGCGCCACGGAAAAGTATTTCTGCCAGCCGAGCGAGCCAGGGGCGGAAATACGGTCTTGCGCCAGCTCCATGTTCTCGGCGTCGATCAGCGCCACTTCGTCGAAGATGATCTCGTCGGCCGGGATGCTGATCGCGCCGGTTTTGCTCATGAGGCCGAGAATATACAGGAAGTGCGTGCCCATTTGCTTCAGCCCGGCTTGATCGGTGCCTTGCAGCCGATCGCGCAGGTAGGCGCTGCGGTTCACGTAAGGATCGAACCGGGTCGGCCCGAAGCGCCGGGCCATGACATCCGTCGGCAGATAGTAAATGATGTTCTTTTCCAGGACATCCACCATGTACATCGCATGGGCGATCGCCAGCGTGGAGAAGCCGGTCTGTGCGCCTTTCTCGACGACCATGTGCGGGTGCCGGTGATAGTTGTCCACGATCTCGGCCATACAGGCCCGACCGATCGGGTCGTATTTGCTGCCACTGTCCAGGATGAAATGCTCACGGCAATAGTCGATGAAGGAAATGTCCTTGCGCCGATTATTGCCGACAATGCTTTGCAAAATAGAAGTGCTCTTCGGTTTGTCCTTCATCGCCTCACCACCTAACTAGCGGTCAGATCGGCTTCGATGCGATCCGCGATTGCGGCGATCCGCTGGTACAGCTCCGGGTCGCTGCGCAGCTCGTCATGCAGCTGCTGCTTTACCTGCTCGATCGCCTTCGCGATGCCCTTGTCATAGTTGAACTTCAGTTTCTCGGTCGCCACCGAGCTGCGTTGTAGCTGCGCCAGCGCTCGCATGACGGTCGAAAGCTTTTCACCGGCAAAGGCCGTGTCGGCCGTCATCAGTGTTTCCATAATCATCGTGAGTGCCATTTTGTTCGCTGCTTCGCCGAGCGCGGTGTCCGGCCCGTCGCTGCCCGTCTCCATAATGGCCTTGGCTTGCTCATTGACCGTCTTCAGGCGTTCCAGGCGGGAAAGAAAATCCTTGCCGTACCGATGGACGGCCATGTGACTGACCTCGATGCCGGTGTCCTCCGACATGCCATTTATATAAGAAGCGATCCGTTCGTAAGGGACACCGCTCGTCAGTTGCTTGTTGACCGCCTCGACGATTTCGGGCGGCAGCTGCAAGACTTTGCTGTGCTTGCGGCGGCCGCTCATCGGATCACCAACACGCCGGGATCGTCCGGGATGTTCCCTTCCAGCAGATCAATCCCTTTCTTCGTGAGCGTCGCCATTGTGCGCTGGATGCCGAACTCGTTGGCCTCTTCGGTCGTGATGTACTTGCCATCCTCCAAATATTGCAGGTGGCGGCGAATTTGCGGAAGCGATCCGTCCAGGCGGCTATCGTTCAGGGTGAGCGAGATCAGCCGGTCACTGGCCGGGCTCGGGTACTGCAAATTCAGAATATTGAGGATGAATCCCCGGACTTCCTTGACTTCTCTAGCATTCATTCGTTTTTCCCTCCTGCTCCTGTTAGCTTGCTGACACTGGCGATCATTTCCCGAACGTCTCGGGTGAGCGTATCGACCTTATGTTCCAGCCCGGCGATCGCCCTGGTCTGGTCGTCCTTCAGTTCCTTCAAGGATCGGTTGAAATCGTCCTTCAGGACATAGCGCTGCGGCAGCTCGGCCTTAAATTCGGAAAAGTCTCGTTCGATCTCTTGAATGTTCTTATCCTGGCTGTTTTGCCTTTCCTTGACGCTGCTGCGGATGTCCTTCAGAAAATAACTGATGACGCTAAACAGCGTCAGAAGGACGGTACCGAGAATGGAAATGATGGCAACCAATGCGCCTACTGGCAGTTGTTCCATGTGTGCGTGTTCCTCCTAACGCAAAAAAGCTCTCAATAGATGTTGATCTATTGAGAGCATAGCAAAGGGGCTTAATCGGATTCGATTTAAGCCCCTTGGTTTTTCTATTGCCTAAACAGGTTTAGGGAAGAGCCTCGTCGTCGAAGAGGGATAGCTGTTCGCCGTTTTCCTTCGGTCGCGTCAAGCCCCGGATGTACGTTTCGGTCAGGTTGTACTTGCGGGCCAGGTCTTTATAGTTTGCGCCGTCGAACTCCCGGCGAATAATACGATCTCGCGCCTGGCCGACCGCTTTGTCAAACTTCGGCATGTACTCGTAGGTGCCGCCGAAGTGCTGCGCCAGTTGCAGCGTCATCGGAACGCCGATCAACTCGGCCATTTTCCGGTAGGGTTGGGGGAGCTCATCGACGGTCACTTCGGCCGCCAGTTCGTCCGTCAACTCCATGAACGCACGCTCCTTTCTCGGATTATATCACCGTGCCATGAATTTGTCATGGCTCAATCGCGATCGCCGCGCCCTCGACTGACCAGAGCGGTCATGTGCGTAGACGTCAGATGCAGCGCTTGATTCGCATTGAAACCCGCCTTCAGTAGCCTGGAGTAATAGGCAAATGCCATTTCCGCCGTCTCGGCAAGGGCAGTAAACAGTTGGTCTTTTTCCGCCAAATTCATCGGTTCACCCCCTCGTCATGCGCATACCGGTCATGCACACGATCCTGCATGCGCTTCAAGCCTTCGATCAGCTTCCCGGCTTGCTGCTTGGTGAGCCAGTTCAGATTGTCCACGCCGGTCAGCTTCTTCATGAAGCCTTGCAAGCGCTGGGGCTCGGTGTGCCAGCCGAGCGTCCGCTCCAGCGCCCTGATCTTGCCGATCATGGGATCGGTCGCCCGGTGCTCACGGGGCTGCGGCTCCGGCTTGCCCCCCAGGCGCTCCAGGCGATCGATCAGCCGAATGCCTTGCTCCTTGGTCAGGGCGGATATGCTATCGCCGCCGCTAACCTGGGCGACGACGGCATACAGATCATCCTTGCTCATGCCGTGCTGGCGCTGCAAGGCGAATATCTTGGCGCGTTGTTCAGGCGTCAGCTTCATGAGCGAACGCTCCCGATCGCACCGCTGTCGAGCAGGCGCTCGCACTCGCCGACGGTCATTTGACGGCGGCGCTGACTCGCATCCACTGCGGCCAGATCGCCGTCGAACAGCTTGTCAAAATCCGGGCTCATTTCCACCTGCGTCATTTCCTCAACCTTCTGCTGCGGCATTGCCATCGCCTTCAGCCTCCTTTGTCATTTTCTCCACGCGAATCGTCACCTGATAGGTCGCATCCGGGGCCAAACTGCCCGCGAAGGCGTCAATGCCTTGCAGCAGCTTGCCCAGCTCATCGGCGTTCGCCCCGGTCGTCACGCTGACGGCGATCTCCTCCTGGTTCGGAAGGGGGCGGAGGACGGGCTGCGGCGCGTTGGCTGCTCGGGTGGCCGGTGTGGTTCTGCTCATTGCGCCTCAATCCTTTCAATGTCCGGCTTCATGAAAAATTTATCCTTCGTGACACGCTTGGCCCCGATCTTCGCGAGCGCGGTGTCGCTGTACTTGCCGAGCTCGTCCTTTTCGATCGTCTCGGTCGTTTTGATGCAATCATGCATGTTGTGCAGCTTCAACGCTGCGAGGACGGCTTTCGCGTTGCGGATCGCGATGCTGGTGGCCTTGCGGAAGCCGACCTCGCCAAAGGTGAGACTTTTCGTCTTCGTTTCGGTGAATTCCTCGATCCGCGACTCAGTGAACGCCTGAATGTTCTTTTCCAGCGTCTCCTTGCGGGCCAGCAGGGGCTTGGTTTTCGCCTCGGCCTCTTGCTTCAGTTGATTGATCTCGTTGTTCATGGTGGCTTCGGTGACTTGGACGTGCTGGTCGATCTCGATCAGATCGCGCAGCGCCTGGTTGACCTCATCCCAAGACTTGAACACTGGTTCCGATTTGGTCTTCTTTTTTGCCATTGGTTTCGTTCCTTTCATCGTTGGATTTGCGTGCGGACAGCAGCTTACTATAGGTTTGCTCGGCGGCGATCAGGCGATGGATCGCCGGATCAACAAAAGCCGGTTCGGCCTGGTCGAATTGATGCCAGGCGAGCGCCAGCTCCTGGCGGGCGGCAGCAATTTCCCAGCTGGTCGGGTCGGCATCTTCCGCCGACCGGGTGGCCTGATAGGCCAATCGAAGCAGCAACGGCAACGCCTCCTTTCGTCAAAATATCTCACGATCTTTCTTCCGACCGTCCTCGCCGGTCAGGTGCGCATGCTTGACCATTTGATTCAGACGGCTGCGGATTGCCTGCACCTTGTCTTCCAGGCCGTACTTGCGGGCGGCCTTCTCATACACGTTGTCGGGGGCATAGTTGGATGTGAAGAAGGTAGGCAGGCCAGCAGCAAAGCGGGCGTTCACGACCTCGAACATGACGTCGATCGTGAAGTCCGTCCCGGCCTCCTGGGCGAACTCGTCAATGACGAGCACCTGCACGGTGCAATAGGTTTCGATCAGGATGTCCAGCGATTCCTTGCGCGAGAGCATACCCCGCATGTGCCGGAACACGGCGTCGGTGCGCACGAACAGCACCGGCACGCGCCGTTCCTCCAGAACGTTGACCATCGCCAGCAGCAAATGCGTCTTGCCTGTGCCTGGCGGGCCGTATACGAACACGCCCTTGCCATCGTCGCCCGGCTTGTGCTCCTGGGCGAAGGCGTAAATATAGGCGCACAGCTTCTTATGCTGCCGCTTTTGCGCCTCCGGGTACGTGTCGAAGGTATAGCCCTTGTCGCTGGCTGCCTTGCCGGACAGACTGACCAGGCGCCGCCAACGCAATTCCTGATGATAGTCGCGATACGGATCGCACATCCCATGCAAGGCGTCCAGGTGCCGGTTGCCCTGCGCATCGCTGACGACGGCCAGGCTGACGACCATGCCTTCCTTGCCAGCTGTCCGGCAACAATTCGCGTAGCCGGTGCAGCCCCGGCACTCTTCCAGCTGCTTCAGGCGCTCCAAGAGCCGCAGGACGTCCCGGCGAATCATGTCGTCGGTTACGTCTAGTTCGTCCAGTTCCGGCAGCTGCTCCCGGAAGTATTCCGGCGTATATCTCGCCATGACGGCATCCAGGCGTTCGCGCCAGGCCGGATTTTCGGCCAGGGCTTCCTTGATGCTCTGCATCAGCGTTCACCACCTTGCGGCGGCTCCAGCTCCACGATCAGCCGGTTCCCGTCCAGGCGAATGTCGGTGTACTGCCGTCCGCGCTCCTTGTGCAGCTGATTCAGCAAGCTTTCCAGGCTGACGATCACGCCGGTCACGCTCTTGCAGGATGTGGAGAAGAGCACCGAGCACCGGTTCGGGTCACGAGGCTGGGCGACCGTCGTCGGCGCTGCCGCCGATTGACTCCGAGGCTTCGCCATCGCCTTCACCACCTTTCGCAGCTGCCTGCTGGGCGAAGGCGGCGGCCAGCTCCATGCGAATGCGCGGATGATAGCTTCGTTCCTCCAGCACCTTCGCGGCCTTTTCCGTCTCTCGGCATACGTCGCGCAGCTCTTGCAGCAGCTTCGGGCGGCTGCGAATGTAATCGACGAGCGGCTTCAGCACCATGTTCTGATCCTTGCGCAGCCTGCGGCTTCGCCGGTTCTTCCGAATCTCTTCGATGTATTGGGCCGCTTGTTCGTCGTCATAGGTTAGGAGCTCGACCGCATGCAGCAGGTCGCCCGATTCCTTGTCGAACTGCTCGATCTTCCGATCATTTTCGTCGAACTGGCGAGGAGCTGTGGCGATGATGTCGCGCAGCTTCTCGGCACTCTTCAGGATGTCTTTCACGTTCTCCATCGCATCAGCTCCCCCTTGCCTGGCTGCCGCTCTGGACGATCGCCTTTATCATGTGGCCGTTCCCGGTCTGCGTTTGCCCGTCCTCGACACGTCTCACCGTGTAGCGGAAGGCTGTGCCCAGGCCGGACTTGCTTATGATGACGGCTTCGACCAGCTTCCGGCCGTCGCGCCTGCTCGCCCCCCCCTAGCAGGGGATCGTCCACCATTTTCGGCACCCGAACGGTATCGCCTACATCGGCCGATTCCCGCATGTGCTGGATGTCCTTGGCTCGCTTGGTAGCATCGCGCTTCAGCTGCGCCTTTTGCTTCACTGGCATGCGGGTCGCATTGAAGGCATAGTCGCTTAGGCGAACCGAGCGGAGGGCCAGTTCGTATTTGCTGCCGTTGTCGGCGAGCTCGGAGGCGATCGCCTCCACGCATCCGACGCGATCCTTCCAGCGAAAGCGATGCGTCGCTGGAGTGTCGTCGTCCTCGTCGTCATCCTCACGTTCCAACTTGAACAGGCCACCGGTTTCATGGCGGATGAACGTCCGGCCCGTCACGGTGTCGATTACGCGCCACTGGCGCGAAAAGTCGGCGTACCAAAAGGCGGCATAGCATGCGTGATCGAAGCTCGGGAACTGCTCGGCCGCCTCCGGCGTCTTCACGTCGCGATAGGGATGGTCGATCGAATCCGTGCCGGTGTGCTTCAGGTAGACGCCTGTCGCGATGTCCTGAATGATGAAGCTCATGGCCGCACCTCCTTGCAGGCATGCAGCCGCTCTAATTCCGCCCTGGCGCTGCCGGGATTGATGCCGACCAGCTGCCATTTTTTCACCCAATAGTAGAGCGAATTTTTGCTCATGCCCCAGCTGCGTTCCACATCGGCGATCGTCTTGCCTGCCGCGATCAGCGCCAGGAAGTCGAGAAGAGGCGGGGTGCTCTTCTTGCCGATGTACCTGGCCCTGGATCGCCGTGCCTGCTCCTCTGGATCGTAGAGCCTGGTCGGCTTGACCGGTTTGGTTCTGGCTGGGCGTCCTTGTGCGCTCTTCTCCTTGATGGCGACCGGCGCTTTGAGGCGCTGCCCGTCGCTGCCTGTAGGCGGCAGCGCGGGCGCTTGCCCCCGGAGCTTCACCAGCTCCTCGCTGGTTAATTGATAGCGAACGACCGGGCCGCTGCCTGTCGCACGCATTTCGTTTTCGCGTTTAGGGATCGGATATCCCATGTTTCACACTCCTTTCGGAAAGACGTTTCGACATTTTCCGATATTTGGTACACTGATGCTATGTCAAAGAGAGGAGATGATTGGTTTTGGATCAAGAAATTCCGATGAAAAGCAGAGAAGAAATAGAGCGTTTGATTAACGATCCCGTCCACTATCACGCCAGCATGATCCACGTCTTCAATACAAGTGAAGGAATCGAGATCAGCCGCTACGACTGGCGGGCAATCTGCCAGCGGTATCATATTGAAATGTATCCGTTGTTGAGCGATCATGTCATCGACGCACTCGCTCACGTCCAGGAAGAAAACCCGGCATCGCCCCCGGAGCCCATTGACATCCCGAATCGTGTGTACGTTACATACGGGCCATACGTAGAGCTGCTACTGATTCTGCATCACTTTAATGACCAGCAGATCGAAGGGCTCTTGACGGCAATGAACGAAACCGTCCAGGAAGAACATATTCCGTTCCGGGATTTGGAGCCCTGGGTCGATTACCACGGAGCGCCCCGCGCGTTGATTACACGCCATTTCGAGGAGCTTCCCGAAATGACGCCGCCGCTCGCTGAAGTGGTTTGGCCGATTATGTGGGTGTTCCAAGACAGGGAACTCGTCGCCTATCGACCGATCAGCCCCATGCAGCTCGCGATCCTGCTTGTGAAATATAGCCGGGAAAACAAGCGGAGCTACACCCGGTTCAGAAAAGACTTTATCGACCGGTTTGTTCCGCGCTCTCCGCGCTCTTCAGACTCTTCAAACTCTTCCAAGGTTTGATTTTTGGGAACTCCGGCGCAGCTAGGGCTGCGCCTCCTCTTTTTGGTGCCACTTGCAACGATTGTCCCTTCAAGGCCGACACCCCCTTTCCTTATGCATTGGCATTCAAATTGATCTGCCCGATGTCGATCACCAGGTCTTCCGAAATGGGTTTGCCCTCGGTCATTTCGAGCAGTACATCCAGGATTTCCACCGCATTGCGCAGCCCGCCCTTGCGCGGGTTGAGCGCGATCTGAATCATCAGGTTCCGGGCGGCCGGAGTCATGTTCACCCGTTCGAGCAGCTGCTCGATTTCCTCCCGGTTTGGCCCTTGCAGGCGTTGGTGGAAGGGAGCACGGTCAGCCAGGCGTTTCAATTCGGGGCGCATGTCGGCAAAATCGAGGAACATTTCCGCCATAGCAAGGTTGCCGACCAGGGCGATCCCGATGTTCCCGGCCTCGTCGTAGATGTCCCGCAGCGCCTCGTACTTGTCCGCCGTCTTCAAGAGGTCGGCCTCGTCGAAAATCAGGAAGCGCGGATTACGCTTCATTTCCTTGATGATGCGCCGGGTCAGTTGGTTCGTGGTGCCCTTGTCGGGCAGGCCCAGCGCGTCCGCCAGCTCCTCCAGCAGGCTTTTAGCGGTGGTGTGCGACTTTTTGCAACGAATGTACACCGCGCTGCCAGGATTTTGCAGCATGTACTTCTTCAGGGTTTCGGTCTTGCCGAGGCCGGGATCACCGGCCACGATGCCGAATTTATGTTTGCTGGCCGCCTTCTTCAGCACGTAGCGCATACGCTTGACATCGCTCGTTTCGATGAACGGCAGGTCGTCGGCCGTCGTGATGTAGTCGATTCGCGCAGGTGTTTCAGCTTCGCCATCATCCGTCCACATCCCCAATTTGCGCAAATGTTCGCGTATGACAGGCAAATAGTGTTCCTTTTCTTCGCCATTTCCGTTAATATAAGAACTGATGAGGCTGCGATGAATGCCTAGTTCCTGCGCCACATCGGTTACTTTTGCGCCTTCCTCCTTGATTAGTCGATGGAGGAGGGCTCTTTCTTTTGACCAGGTGTGCCGAGGGTACTTCATTTTCTCCTCACCCTCCGTTCGTACCAGTTGTGCAACTCCCATGTTCGATTCCTCCCTTAATTAGCCTTCCGTTCCTTCTCGCAGGATGTAGGCATCCATAGCGCTGACCTTATCCGGCTTGCGCGGCTTCGACGGGGTTGTCCGTCCTTCGCGCTGCTTGACCACTTGCTCGGTGCCGACCATGACCTGCACGCCTTTTTTGCTCATCCCGGTCTGGCCGCTCTTTCGCTGCGTTCCCGCAGCCTTCCGTTCCTCGACCACATCCTCCAGCGATATGATCTTCGCGTCCTGAATAAGCTGCTTGACGACCTTCCGGCGATTGGCGCGGCGCTTGTGCAGCTCCTGAACGTCCTCTTTGGTGGCGTTGAATGCCAGCAGTTCCTTGTTCGTCGCCGTGAACACATATTTCTTGGTCTTCGGGTTGAAGACCAGCAGCTCGCCGATCCGGTTCGGATCGTATTTGATGATAACCTTTTGCCCGGCGAAAGCTGGCAGATCGTCGTGCCAGAACCAGCGCGTTTTGCCGCGCGTGCTGAACCGCTTAATGCCGCTGCCTGTTACCGCTGCGCTTTCCACATCCATCAGGCAGATGTCGAGCGCCCGTTCCTCCGGCCAGCCCTCGCGAATCTTCGGCGTGGAGAAGTGTTTGTGAAGCGGCTCGGTCTGAATCTGGCTGTGCCTGGTCGTGTGGTATTCATACAGGTATGCTTCGATCTTCTCCGAGAGCTCGTCCAGGTTGAGCAGCTTCCCTTGCTCGTGCAGCTTCTTCTCGTCGAAGCCCTCCGGGCGATCCATGTTGTTCGCTCCGCACCAGCCGGGCAGATCGCTGGTGAACTGTTCGGTGAACGTGCGGAACCATCGTTCGACGTGAGCTTTCGCTTGCGGGTGATACGGTGTAGCGAATTGTACTTTAATGTCGAATTGGGCGCAGATGCCGCGCGTCTCGCGCGAAAGCTCCCAATCCTCATGTTTTTTCCCGTCCTTCACTTGCGACTTGTAGTCCTCGCCGTTGTCGATGTACAGCATACCAGGGAGGCCGCCGAGCTCGATCGTCTCCTCCACGTCATTGCCTTCCTCGTCCTTGGTTCGTATCACTTTCGGCAGCATGGCGTGCCGCAGCGCCAGGGCAATCGTCCGGCCATTGGCTCCGGCCGAAAGGCACCAGCCCACAACCACCCGGCTGCATACATCGAACCAGACGGTGATCCACGGCCGGATCGCTCGACCGCCGTGGGATATGAACAAGTCCAGTTTGTGATGGTCGCCCATCCATACCTGATTAACATAGGCCGGTTCTTCGCGGGTTGCCATTTCCGCAAACTTCTTCATGTACGCTTCCGGGCCTTCGCGTGCCAGGCAACACAGGTCAGGCTCATAGGTTTCCATGTCCTTCAGGTAGCGGTACACGCTTGCCCTGGATGGAATTTCGTAACCTTTTGTCTCACAAAATTCTGTCATCTTCTTCAAGACCTTGGCCGGTTTCGGCTTCTTGCGATCCAGATAGGTGCCCCGGATGAAGCGTTCGACTTCAAAGGGGATTGACGTTCGTTGCGGCCCCTGTGTGAGGAGACGCGATTTTCGCATGAGTCCAACCACCCCGAATTCTTCAAATTTCTTCATATCTAAATAGATGGAAGCGACACTCCGGCCATGCACATCAGCCAGATGCTTCACCCATTCCGTCTTATCCATCCCGACCGGTGGCGTCTTCGCCCGTTCGATCAACTCGATCCGCTGCTCGGCAGCGGCCAGCATGGCCTGAAACCTTTCCTTGCCGACGGCGTTCTCCAGTTCAGCCAGCGAATAGGTAATGCCTTCGGATAAGTCCGGTTCCTTCTCGCTCGGCTGCACTTCAGCGGCTGCCGCCACTTCATTGCTTGTCCAGAATCTGCGTTGCGCTTCGGTCGGGAGGGAGGACACCGGAACAACATAGCTCTGTCCAGCTCGGCCGCCGCGAGCATTGTTGACCAGTTCGGCCTTTAACTTCGCTTCCCTGATTTGCTTGCGTACCGCTTGTTTCGTGATTCCCAGCAAGTCGGCGACTTCTGGAACAGATAGTTTCAACTGCATGCGTTCCCTCCTCTCTTGATTTTCGTTTACTGCTTTCGACTCATCTTCCAATCCATTCATATGGAGAAAGAGGCGTTCTCCATTATTCACTAGAGGCGTCTTGCGCGGTTTGGGTATCGCGTTTGATGCGCGGTGTTCTTACGTGGTTTATTAAGCTGGTTTGCGAAGCGAATCTAAATCAATTTGAAGCGTCCTTGCGATCTTAGGCAGGTAGTTCCGCCCGGATCGTGCGCCGAACAGAATGGAGTTCAGGTACTGCTCGCTGGTTCCGATCTCTTGGGCAAGCTGCCGATGCGTGATGCCGACTTCGATCAGGCGTTTTTTAACCACTTTGCCGATCGGCGTCAGTTCGCGTTTTTTCCTCAAGGCGTTCACCCCCTTCTGCGATCTTGGCGGCTCCTTCCTTCATATCTTCAAAATGCGTATCCCATTCCACCAGATGATTCTCCATGCTCTTGAGATACGATAGTTTGCCGGTAGCCATTGCCAAGAAGTGTTTGATTTCATGTTCCAATTCCTCTTTCTCGGCGCGGACTTCTTTCAGCAGCTTTCTGTTGGTTTCGTTCAACGATCCAAGCATAACGTCAGCTGATTCCGGGGCGATATGTTCCACCTGTTCAGCGAGGGTTGAGATTTGAGAAAATCCCTTCCGGTAAAGATGTGTCCATTGGTTGAGTGACAA